GGATGCTTCTTCTTCATCTCCTCGTACTGTTTCTCAAACCCTCTTTTCCCTGATATAGGAGCCTCGGATTTCTCTTTGGGGAGGAGTTTGCCGTCAGTGTCATATCCGAGCTCGTTCAGCTTTTCGGCATTCCTCGACAGGTCTTTGCCAAGTTTCTCGTTGAGCTTGTGCATAAGCTCATGCCACTCGTTCGGCATCCATTCCTCGAGCACCAAGCCGGCGCAGTACTGATATAGCCCGTTGTAATTAATATCAGCGCTTGATATGATATTCCGAATATATTCTCTCACCCACATTGCCCAGTCGGCACGATTTTGCTTGACGATGCCGATGAATGAGCGGTCAGACGGCTTGCCGAAGCCCTTGTGGCCGTAACGCTCAAGCATCGCCCTTCCACCTTGGGTGAAGATGATTATCTGAAAGGCGAGCATCTCTGCATCGGATAATTCGCCTTTGCGCTTCGCTTCACCGAGATTGTCAGCCATTTTCCGCGATTCAGCGGCTATCTTCTCGACTGCTGCCTCTTTCAGTCTGTTGCGCTTTTGCATAAGCTTCATGGCATCAACTGAGAGGGTCGATGTTTCAGAAGTCTTTTGGGAAGATTCTTCGGAAAGATTGCTCTTGCCTTTGAAATACCACCACTCGTCCTCGACACTCATTCGGTCGTAGCGGAACAGCCTCAGACAGTGGTAGACATTTCCCATCCGTATATTGCGGTCGAGTCTCTCGTCATTATACCAGCATTTGCCGTCGAATATTTCTCCGCATTTGACAATCTCGTATCCTGCGTTCCTGACCGCTCCATAAACGGCCTCTTTGAGTTGCACGGATGCCGGAGCGCAATATTCTTCGGTCTCGACTATCACTATCTTTCCGCTCTCAAGAGGCTGGCCGGCGGCAACGAGATTGTTTTTGTAGATTTCGAGGCTTTTGAGAAGAAATGCCACGTGCTTCTTGTAGAACATCTCTCTGTTGGTACACTTGCCGGCATCGTTGGTTTTCATTTCCCAGAACAGGCAGCCGGCGTTGGCTGTATTGAACTGGCATTCGGAGCACTTTCTGTCGCAGCCTCCTTCAAAATCCTCGTCGGTCTGGTCATCGGTCTGGTACCATGGAGAATTTTCGATTGACATGAAAAGAGACTGAGTGAAGCTCTCAGCCGTCTGCCGGGTGAAACCGCTCGAGTTGTTGGAATATGACGTATGATAGCGCTTCTGGTACTCTTCATCAAGCTTAGCGATTATCATTGCAGCGGATATGCTCATACGCTCTTCCTTGACGGCAAGCATCAGCTCGGGGATGAGGTTGTTGAGCTTCACGCGATCCTGAACGAAACGAATAGACTTGCCGAAGCGTGCTGCCACTTCTTCAGCGGTCTTGCCTTTCCTGATAAGCTGACCAAAGGCAAAAGCCTCTTCTATCGGGTCAACGTCTTTGCGCTGAAGATTCTCAGTGATCATCGCATCAAAGGCTTCATCGTCGCTCATCTCTCTGACAATAGCGGAGATTTCAGAGAAACGGTTATATGTAGAGCCTTTAGGTGCAACCACATCCATCTCAGCCCATTTGTCAGAAAGCTTGCAGAAAGCGCGGTAACGCCGCTCGCCGCATACTATTTCGTACTTGGGATGGAAGTCGGCCCTGCCGTCCATGACCGCAAATTGCCGGGCATCTTTGATTGGCCTGACGGTTATCGGCTGGAGAAGTCCCTGCTTCTCGATGTTGTCAGCCAGCTCCAGTAGCTCGTTCTCGTCAAAGGTCTTGCGAGGGTTCATCGGTGATGGGGACACCAATGAGAGGGGAATCTGTCTTATTTCCATAGTTGGTTATTGGTTTGACTTATAGTTTGTTATACTGTAAAGTTAGCCATTATTTACGAGATATGAAAAAATATCTGCCGCCATTTTTACACCATTTTTGGCTGATGACGCTGAAAAAACCGCGTCTGGCGCATTCGTCAAACAGATCCATATCTTCGGGCTTGATTTCTGCCGGTGTCCACCCGTTGAGTGTGGTATAATCCGGTATCTCAAATCGCCGTCTAATGGCTGCTATTGCTGCTGAATCACGTGTGTTCCACCTGATTGTCAGCCTAACGTTTCCGGTATGAATCATTTTCAAAAACGATTGATGTGAGCATTTCCGTGAAGCGGTCGTAGATGCGGCCGCCGTATTTTTCCTTTAGCGCGTCAACGTCCAGATTGGTGGTGATGATTGTAAGCCGCTGCGAGTCGTAACGCTCGCCGAGAATGTCTATCACAGGGGTATGTATCATGCCGTAGACCATCACGTCCTTAGGCTCTTCGCCAAGCTCGTCGATAATCATCATCTCTTCTCGAAAGAGAGCGGCATAATCATCGTACTGGTCTTTGAATTTCTCACTCGCAGCACACATCCGGCAGATGTCTTTCGCTTTCAGGAAACGCACTCTTTTCCGGTTCTCATAGCCTAATTCGCGCTCGGTGATGAAGCTTATCAGGCTGCCTATGGCTTTAGCGAGCGTCGTTTTCCCGTTGCCATACATACCGCAGAGCAGCAACCCGGGCTTTCCTTCCGGATTGGTAATCCATTCGGCTGCCTGAAGGATGTGGGCCTGCGTGTCGCTGTCGAACTGCAAGATGCCTCCCCGGTGCTCGACCTCGGATTTCATAGCAGCGTAGATGGCATTTGCCGCATCAACTTGCGGAATTTCAAGGCTAAAACGTTCCCTTGAAGCCTTTTCTGCTTTCAGTCCGCGGTTCAGTGCCTCTACGTTCTGAAAATCTATCAGTCTCTGTACTTTCATGTTTTTCCTTGCGTTCGCGCTCTTCCTGGTAAAAAATCCATTTGTTTGCCTCGCTCTGCCAATTGGCTATGCACCGCCCGTATTTATTCACCCATCCATCGGCATTGAAAGTGTCGAAAAACAGCCTGGCCGAGCCTTCCCAATTTTGGAGGCGCTTCTCTGCATCCTGCGTCTTAAAGTATTCCAGCACTTCATTTACCGCCGGAATCGGTGGCGGTTCTTTTGCGGATTTCTGTTTTTTCTGTTTTTCTTTGCCGAATAAAGATGGCTGTACCACCACCGCCTTTTTCTTATCTCCGTTAGGAGATTCTTTTTCTTTAGTTTTATTTCCTTTTATTTGTGGCGTTTCTGTAACATTAACCCGGGTTTCTGCAACATTAACCCCAGTTAATGTAACATTAACTAATAAATACGGGAAATTTTCTCTTTTCTGACAGCGCTTCGTAATCTCGAAATATCGTCGCTGAATACCCTCAGAAGTCAAAACCTTTACCGAGCCAAACAGGCTTGCATCGAAGAACCCCCACCTGACTAAGCGGTTTAGAATCTGGTCAAATAATTCAGCTGACACGCCGGGCAATTGTCTGAGAATCTTTAAGCGAAGCATATCAGTCCACTCTACGAAGTATCCGTTTCGGTATACCGCGCAAAGCAGCTTGACAGCTGCCAATTCCCCTTTGACTCCAAATTCCCCGGCGATGGCAACTATCTTTTCGTCCTCGAAGAAGTCAACATCGAAAGGGAAGTAGTCAAGCCCTGTCTTTCTTGGTCGTGCCATTTTTATTGATAAATCGGATATTTGTTAAGAGCCTCTGTAATGTATTTCTGAGAATTGATTTGAAGATAGGCGCAGATTGCTTTGATAAATTCTATCAGCCCATGGCAGACTACGTAACTGCTTCCGTATGTCTCTACAAGCGTCTGCCATTCTTTCTGCGCCGGCTTCTGTGTCCCGGCGCTGCTTCCTCTGCGCCGCGGTACTTTCATCTCAATGCAAAGGCTCGATTTGCCGCCTGACGGATAAAGCAGGATGAGGTCGGCCACTCCTTTGACCTGCCCCTCATACACCATCATGTATCCGGCCTTGGCGCCGCGCCATCCTCCGTTTGGGACAGAGAACAGAAGATTGCCCACATGAGGGAACGTCTGCCGGAACCATGACACACAGATGTGCTGTATCTTTGATTCGGAATAGCCCTGCTCAGCTGTCAGTATCTCTTTCTCTGTCATCGTCGTTTCTGTCGCTTTCGTTCATAAGTCTTATTATTTCCCTGCACCTTTTCAGATTGGAATCGCTGCCGTCAAAAGCGGCGATACATTCCCATCCGGGGCCGAAGAGCCGGCCATCGGCCTCCCAATGCAGGATATGTATCTTGCCGCCTCTGTTGAGCAACTTGTATCTCTTCTTCATAATCTGTCTCGGAACAGGTTCATCGTGATGTCAACCACGTCCTCTGCTATCTGAGTGGTGGTGCCGGTAACCTCGTTGGCTATATTCTTCTTCGTCTGAATCACATCGTACATATATCTGTCGATTGTCCTGTCTCCGAGGAAGTAATAGCAGTTGACGGCATTCTTCTGTCCGTTGCGGTGGCAGCGGTCTTCGGCTTGCTCGCAGTCTGAATAAGTCCATGGAAACTCGATGAACCCTACACGGCTCGATGCCGTCAGCGTCAGGCCCGTGCCACCGGAACGATAGTTGAGGATGATAAGCCTGCATTCAGGGTCGTTCTGGAAACGGTCAACGGCATTCTGCTTGGCTCTGGTGTCATCAGAACCTGTTACCTTAACCGCATCCGGAAATTCATGCAGAAGAGCATCCACAACATCTCGCAGGAAAGCAAATATCACAAGTTTCTCCCCTCCGTCGATGACATCATGGATAAACTCTGATACAGCCTTAACCTTGCCTCGTGCAGCAATCTCTTTCAATATACCCATTCTTACCATGACCTCACCTCTCATCGCCCTTGCTATGCGGTCATCATCGGCGTGTTTATACTGGCGCAGATATTTGAGGAAATTATCCTCAGCATCATCGTACTCCTTGCGGTTGGTGATGTCGCAGGTAATGTACTGCCTCATCTTATCCGGCAACTGCGTAAGCACTTTTGACTTCTCTCGCCGGAAGAAGCAGCAGGTATGCAGCCTGTAATGAAGTTCGCGCATATTGGAGGATTGTTTGGGCCCGTCGCAATATCGCCCGACAAACTGCCTGTAACCTCCGAAGTCGTCAAGCCGTCCGAGAATCTTTAACTGCTGAATCAAATCAGTGTTGTTGTTGACAACTGGCGTGCCCGTCAGTGCGAAAACCCAGCGCTTGCCTTTACAGATGCCCTCAACGAACTTTGACTGCTGCGTCTTGCCCGACTTGCATTTGTGGCTCTCGTCGATAATGACGGTCTTGAAGAGCTTTATACGCTCGTCGAACACGATGGAGCGGAGCGTCATCCTCGCATGGTCTTTGATCGTGGAAACAAAGAATTTTTTCAGACTCTCGTAATTGGTGATGAATACGTTGGCGATTGATTCGCCGTCTCCTTTCTTCAATTCGTAGAATCTGTGCCAGCTGTCGCGGTTGTGGTCATCGAGGATGATGGCGTTAAGGCCGGCGAACTTCTTGAACTCACGCTGCCAATTAACCTTGAGCGCTGCCGGACATATCACCAATGCCGGAAAAGACTCACCATATACCTGCGCTTCTTTGTGGGCCTTGACAACAGAGCAAATCGCCTGAAGCGTCTTGCCTAATCCGGGCTGATCCCCAAAGATGCAGCGCTTATGGTCGAGCGCGTAGCGGACTCCCTCAAGCTGATAGCTGTAGGGCTCGAGAAGCATATAGTGTTCGCCGGTAAACTCCTTCATCGGCGGAATCTCGTACACTACATCATGCGATTCGCTGCGCCTTGATATGTTTGTGCAGAATCGTCTTGCTACGGCCCATTGTGCGAAAGCCTCGACATACCACCGTGCATCACGTCCCTGGGGATAACAGATGCTTTCCTTTCTTACCACCCATTCTTTCTCCTGCGAATCCCATTTGGGGCCGCTCGGAACACGTCTGATGACGTTGATAAGCTCCTTGTTGTATTCAAAAGAAAGACGGAAAGTATTAGGAGTTTCGGTAATATATATCGGTCTCATCGTCAGGCCACATTGTCGGCAGGCTGTTCAATAGGCGGAGCCGCATCAGTCGGAACGGTTCCGGCAAACGGGTCGTCCGGGTCTGCGTCAAAATTGATTTCGCCCTGTGCGATTTCCCATTTGCGGTTGAGGATATACTCTTTCACTTCAAAGAATACACCCTGCACGGCCAAATCGAAGTCATCCACATGGCTCCATTCAAATGTCTCTGACTCCATCTCTACGCCGGGAGCGTTGAGGTTGAGCACCCGTGATGTGATAAGCGTCCGCTTCCCGGTCATCGTTATTATACGGTTGTTGTCATCGCCGCCTATACTGATACCTGTTACATCGAGCTTACGCAGAAGGTCAACATTCTCAGCGCTCTCAAGATTGCTCCAGTCGATGCTGTCGGCTTCTTTCTGCTCTGTAAGGTCGGTGAAGTATGGCACAAGCGAGGCGAATGCTACCTTGAGGTCGTTGTGGCATTTGTTCTTTCCCTTTAGCGTAATCTCGTTGCCGTCTGTGTCGATGTAAACCGCTTCGACACATCCGCCTTTGCTGAGCTTTGCCTTTTTAATTTTGATGTCCTGATTTTCCATTATTTGTTTTGCTTAAAAAAGCCGGGCGGCTGTGTCAGCCGTCCGACAAATCATCTTATTCTGTATTCTGATATGAATGCCTGATAGTTTCTGTCCTCCGGAAGAGGAAGCATAATGCCGAACTCGGTAGCTGCATCTGCCTTGACTTTCTCAAGATACTCCGTCATCTGTAGGGTGTTGAGGTCAGTCGTGCTTCCGATTACAGTTACCCATCGCCGGCCGATTACAACCTGCCTTGTCAGAAACTTCGTCTTGTAATAGTCGTGAAAATCTTCCTTGCGCTGTCCGGTAGAATCCTCCATACACTTGTACCACATCCACATCAGTGAGTTTTGCGATACGGTCCGCGGCTGAGTCTTTCTGACTATCCTGACGACATATTCTCCGTTCTTGAGCAGTGAGCACATCAGGGAGAAATCCTTATCCATGCTCACCACTCCGTTACGTTTTACAAGATTGGCATCCATCATTGTGGAGTAAAAGGGAGGTCAGCCGTTCCGGGGCCAGG